TAAGTTTGATATCGTTTTTTGGTATCGTCCCACTGTCTATAGGAATCGCCGATTCTTCGAGCGATAAAGTCAGCCGAATTAGGATTCAAATTTACGTCACTAAAAGTTTCGACTGGCGAAACTCTTGCGTCAGCATCATTTATTTTCCTAATCTGAACTGAAAAAGTTCCGTATGGAGCGTCTTCGTTCGGTGACGCCTTTATGTTGGAAATGGAAATCTTAAGATTTGCTTGTGCCCAATCTCCACCAGATATCGCCTCAAATTTGAAGAGATTCTGCATGTTCAAAGCGTCATATAGGGATTGCTCTCCTAAATCTTGAGAGAAAAACCATCCCGTAGAAGCGTTACTAAGTTGCATATCTTGCCAATTCTGCTGCGGTGATAGTCCTGCGGTGGTGGTCGTCAATCCCAGAATAACACCTAGAGAAGAGGAATTGGCATTAAGTTTGTCACTAATGTTTCTATCGAAAGTTTCGCCAAGGAAATAAGTCTTCTGATTATCTCCTGCGAAACTGTTTACCAAGGTTGGGTTGGTGTTGAAAACGTTTCTAATGTAAAGTTTGCTATTTTCTTCAAAGTTGAATACAATCTTGTCTGTATCTGTTCCTGCCGCGTTTTTCACCAGGGCCGTATATTGATGTGGCGTAGCATCTGACAAGAACAGCCCGGCGGTGCCGCTAGTCGTAGTGGCGTCATCTGCCAGAGTACCCGTAAGTTCTACAACGCCTTCTGCACAGTAAAAGATTGCTGCTAGAGAACCAGTGCGGAGGTCCTCCAGGTTTGATCCGGACTCAACAAGAAACAATCCAAATCCGCCTCCGTTGGCGAGACCGCTATTCATGGCGTCAGTATTTGTTTCCCATCCTGCGTTTCCATTAGCAGTAGGGTTGGCGTCTTCAATGCCTGCCAATTTAACAATTGTGGCGGGACTTCTATTCCTCAAATAAGCTTGTGCTGCATACGTTCCATATGCCGGGGCGGAAACGTTGGGTCCGCTTCTCCAAACATCGCTGCTTCCTGCGCCATAAATAGGATTTCCAAATGTCTCAATATATTCGGAGAAAGAATCAATCCGCACTGGCACCATTGATGGTCCTTTTACCGCTCTAGTGATAATTACTGGTCCTACAGCTGTTGGTAGTTCTGGTAATTGCGAGTTATCAATTTCATCAACAAAAACTCCAGGGGATACAAATTTAAATTTCTTTACCGACATAGTTTTCTGTTCTCCTCAAAATGACAAAGTATATATCACGTTTTTTAACGCTTCTTTTCCTGATGTAAATAGTTTTTAAATTTTGTAAATGCTCTTTTTATTCTCTATACTTGCCCCAGTTATCAGGGTGCGTAGGATCGTCACCCATTATTACCCTCTCTCTAGAAAACTTAAATTCTACTGCATTTTCCCTTTCCACAATTCGAGGCTTCTCTTGGTTCGCCCCGCCGCCGATTAAAGTGCCCAACACCTTTACCTCAATTGAGGTTTGATATATCCTTTCCTCGTCGCCAATGTTGGCGGCATTGTTTTCCAGAGTATACGATGATTGAAGAAATCCTTCATAACGATGTCCGGTTTGATGCAAAATGAAACTATTAATTCCGCCTGTCGATACCATAAACGGCTGGCTCATTTCATTAATTTGTTGTTGGTATTCTCCTCTTAGTATAATCCTGTACATAGCGGTTACATAAACCGGCATCGGGATTGTCTTGTGGGTATATACAATCTTATTATTCTTTGGTTCTACTTTAAAATTCAACTGCCCATATGTCTTCTTTGCATCTGCATTCTGAAAATTCTTTGTTTTGTTTTGATTGATAACAGATATAAGCGGTATTGATCCGCCGCGATAATCATTAATTGGGAATATATTCGCCTGCAATGATCCTTTGAATGCCAAATCTTTTTCCACGCTTATTCTTTCAACCGTTATTATCGGGAATATCAAAGCGCCCTCTTTATCACGCAAACTCTTATCTGACTTTACTTGATGCGCACGTTCAGCAGACACCCAAATGACTGGCACCTTCTTCCATCCGCGATTGGTGTTTGAGGAAACATTCACCTCATCGTTAACCCAATCAAAAATAGATGCGTCTATCGTTTCCAAGTTTGATGGTTCTAAAGTTGTTACTTTTTCTTTTTTGCTTGACATACTAATTTACCTATGGAATCTTGTAGAATGGACTTGGATACCAAGTACAATCCTCGTTAAAATACCATTTGTTTGAGATAATAAAAGGTCTAATAGGAGATGGTCCTGCATCGGAAAGATAGAACTGGTATCCGTTATATTTGCACGAATCTGCCACAAACTCTTCTAGAGTTCTGTAATCTAGCGAATCTACATCGACCGCTGACAATGTTGGAACACATATCTTGCAATCATTTGGTATCGTAAGAACCTCAATATTAACAATCTTCTCTTGCGCAAGTTTAAACTTGTCAATCGAGACAGCGGGAAGTGTGGATTCTTCAAATACTCCATCCCTCGCTCGTATGCATTTTGCCGCTATCTCCATCTTGTGATCTACTTGGCCAAAAAGTTCCCGTGGTTGTGATAAAGTCACTATTTCATAAAACAAATTACCATATAGGACGAAATCCCCTTCCTGAACTTTCAGATCCTGATCTTCTGTAAGCCTTCGTTTATGAAAATTAATCGTAATACTCGATCTTCTGTCGATACCAAGATTCGTGGTGTCGGTAGTCTGCCCTTCCCAGGAAATCAAGGCGTTAACCTTGATCGGAGAAAGAAAATTCTTGTGGATCGCCTCGCCATAAAGCGGATGATAATTCGTGTGCTTCATGCTTACGGGATAATAAATAATCCCCTGGCCAATAACACGCTCGATGAGCTCATCGTTGACCTGCTTAACTAAGTTTCTTTCTTTCTCCCCTAAAAACATTGGGGGAGGAGGATTAGCGGGTTGATTCCACGTAATATCTTCTGCCACTACTTATCCCCCTAGCCCGTATAAATTGTCATTGGAATTTTTGCTTGTAAATTCTGGGTTGATTCCATCATTTCTGAATCGGTGGTCACCAACTTGTCGTAAGTCATCTCTTCAAGAACTGCCTTGAGTTCATCCCTTAGGGTGGTCTGCTCTTCCTTCGCCTGAGACAGGAGTGTGTCGCCGTTTAAGGTAACAGACTCTCCTGGGATTGGTATTGTCGTAAACTTGTTTCTTATTAATCCTAACATTTCTTTACAAAGAGCGAGAGCGAACCTCCGAATCCACTGCTTCCCAATAGAATTAATATTGGTATAAGGAATATTGGCAAAGGGAAGGGTGTTCATGTTGTTGACGCCCCCGACGCCTGTATCAAGTCCTGTTTCGTCGAAAAGCGCATCAGTAGCTATCGTGAATTCAAACCAAATCTTCGTAACCCAATCAGTATCGGGTACCGGATATAACCTAATCTTGTTATTCCTTATTTCGTAAGAATAGTGAGAGGTTCGAGTATAGAGAGAATCCTCATATGACATCGCCTGGAGTTTGTTTTGCCAAACGGGAACGATCTCAAAAGTGCTATCATCAGAATATTGCCCATAAGTGGAAAGATTTCCTATCGTGTTTATCCCCCCATAATATCCATAAAATCTCCACATCGCACGCGGTGACTTATAATACACTTTCTGAATTCTCGCTTTCTTTGTTGTATCTATACCAGAGTATGCCACACCTCCTGCGGCAGCACTAGAAGAGATAATAGACTGCAAATCATAGTCTTGAACGCCGTCAGATATGCTGATGGAAGCAGAATAAAAAGTCGAATCACCACCTACCTGCGCCCTCCCAGAGGCAACTGAAGCGAGCGCATTGGCGTACCCCAAGTCAAACCTCGGCCGCCTCAACTCTGCACCTGTGCCGCTTAGTTGAGTCAGAAGATCGCCTGCCTGAAGCTCTCCGTCGCTATCAAAAGTACCTGTTGTCTGCCCCAACAAGCTAGACAGAACGTTTCTTGATTGGTGGATGTTGACTATATAAGAATATTCTAAAACCGCTTCTTCATAAGCAGCATAAACATTATTTGCGGTGAGTTCAATGTCAAGTACATCACCCCCGAGTTTCCGATAAGCGAATGCTACCTGATCAACTGCACCCGAAATGAAATCGGCGTCAGTATATACTCCGAAAGGTAACGACCCAGTAACATCTGCTTTGACACCAGATGATGGCAAGACAATAGCACTTACAGTTGAAGATGGAGATAGAGTAGGGACTGCCACATTGTTTCCTCCTGGAATTATACACTATAAATAGTTAGAGAATAAAAGAAAAGAGCCTCCGAAGAGGCTCTTATTCCTTTTATGTTGTTGCGCTAATCTTATCCGAGAAGATCAGTTACAATAACAAGTCCGTACATGTCCGGTCGCACCATCTTCTTAGCGTACCGAGTCATCACACCCTTGCGAGGCACGAAATCTTCAGTACCGAAGATAGTTGGTGTCGTTTGGAGAGGCACATAAGGAGCGTAAACATATCCGCTTTCTAAGAAAGAGCTACCTTTACGTCCTGCCAGCACAACATTCCTTGGGAAGTATGGATCAACATAAACATCCCACTTCTTGGAAAGACTACCAACAGCCACAGCACCCGTATTCCCTCGATCATCATCGTGGGTTACAGTCGCTTTGAATCCAGCAGTAAACTCAAGAATGTTTGCCACTTCAGGTCCAACAACCAGAAAGTTCGCTCCCCCTCGCAACGTTTTGCGATGGATTGCAGCGGAAACATCATTGATGGTCTCCAAGAGAGTTTCATACCACTCAGACACGGTGCCCGTGAAGTCCGCTCCTAGAATCAACTCATTAGCTTGAGTGCTAATTGGCGTACCAGTTTCTCGGTTCAGAAACTTGCCAGGTCGTCGAGACCAGAACAACTTACCAGCAGTCGCACCTTTTAAGAGATCTTCAAGAATTTCTTGATCAATCTCAAGCGCAATTTGCTCAGAAAGAATGCTCGTGAGTTCCACTTCTGCATCAAGATTGTGATATGCATTCAAATCTTGACCCAATTCTGGAGTCCACTTGGCTTTGAGTTTCTTGGTTTGTGCCGTTACAGCGACACTATCAACTTTGATATCGATTTCAGGAATCGACACCTCGTCTTCTAGTCCCCACTCGGTTTGACCAACAACTGACCCAAGTGCACCGCCATTCGTGAAATCATCCACTTCTGCCCAAGACATCGCCTGAGCGCCGCCTGGATCCAAATCATTACTTGTTTCAGATCCAGATGCAGCGATGACAACAAGCAAATCAGTACCAGCGGTACCGCTCAATTGAGTCAATCGTCGCGCTTGCCGCCCATCACCCGTCAAGGTAATGGTGAGAGTAATCAGATCATCTAGATTGAATTGATCTAAATCTCCAATAGATACACTGCCAACATACGCTGCCGTTCCAGAAGCGATATCTGGATCGAAACGAAGGATCCTCTCTAACTCTGCATCGATATTAGAGGGCCCGCCAACATTACCCGACAAAACATCGGTAATAGTAACGGCCGCTGCGGTTCCAGTCGGAGATGAATATCCGTTGTTTAGGTTATAGAATGACTTCGAAATGTCAGCTCCCGTAAGAGAGACACCCCCAGTAATCTGGTTTGCGACTGCGCCGCCACCATATACTGAATCACCTGCTTCGTCGCCTAGGCGAGAAGTATGCTTCGTGAAATCCAGAAAGAAGATCAGTCCGCTTGGCAAACTCATGGGCTGAACTGACACCAAATCATTGGCGATCAATCCTGCGAACACGCGCCGCACAATCGGAAATGCAACCGCTGCAAATCCCTCAACATCCCCACCAGACATGGTAGACGCTTCACGAAGAAGTTCCTTCGCTTGATTTTCTAGTAAACACGCCATCGTGTTTCTCTTTTGCTCGTTTCCGAGACCCTCTAAGAGTCCAGTCTTTTCCCATTTTTCAATAAGAGCGTGACTCTCCCTCGCAAGATCCCTCGAAACGATGCCTTCTGTTAGTTTTTCTAAAATAGACATCTTATTTTTTTCCTCCTTAAATGATAAAGCTAAATGCCTGCAAGTTTCCTCATCCTGCTAACAGATGAATCATTCTTGCTTTGTTTTTTCTCTGTTCGTTTAAACATTGTAGCGTGATTATTTGATACTACTTCGCTTAGTGATTTTGGCCCATCATTAGATGATGGTCCCACTGCGCTCTGAAGGGTTTCAAATACCGCTTTCGCCGTCTCAACAGAATCAGCATCATTAATAGCCTCGACAATTTTCATCTTTTGCCGCTCATTCAAGGAGTTGCTACCAAGAATTTGATTCGTATAAATTAGTTTCGCATTGGAGAGATTTACACTCTCCAACGTATGTGAAAGTTTTTCCAAAAGCACCCTAAATCCTTTGTTCTCGCCTAAGAGTTTCTTTTGGTTGTTTTTTAAAGTCGTATTTTCTGAAATGAGGTTTATGTTCTTTTTATTAAGATTGACGTGCTCAGTTAAAATCTTCGTCGCCTTCTTCTTGTTAATCTTGGCGGCCTCATTTATGTGTTCTCTTTCTTCTTTGTCTTCCCTGTCTTCGTGCGCGTCTCGCGCCAAAGCATCAATATGTGCCCAATCATCTTCGGCAGCGTCTCGATGGCGATCTCTTTCTTCTTTGTCTTCGCCACCCTCGTCACCTGATCGAGCGAGATGATCTTGGTGGGCGTCTCTTGCTAACTTAACGATATGGGCCCAATCGTCTTTTGCGGCGTCTCTATCGTGATCGCGCCTCTCTTCGTCGTCTTCATCTAGCCTTAGATCGTCCAATTCAAACACTACCTCATCTTCGTCTTCTTCTAGTGCCATTTCCTCTCCTGGTCCGGGCGGGAGAACTTCTGCGGGAGTTGGTCCTGCCATTGGTTCCTCTCCCGAATCTACCTGCTGCATCATATTTTGCAGATCTTCGAAATCAATTTCGATAGGATCCTCCTCTTCTGGGCACGGGCAAAGCTTTTCGCCATCCACAGCGGCGAGAGGCAGCTGATCTCCAACAGCGGATTCAGGTGCGCCTTCTGCGCCGGCGTCCAATGCCAAATCATCTTGCGCGATTTCGCCACCAATAGCGGAATCCATTCCCGCCTCTGCGGCGCTGACATCTTCGTCTTCGTCTTCATCTTGCTCCAGCATGTTATCAACCGCTTCTTTGATTTGCCGCGAATACTTCTCAACAATAGTCGCTTCAGCGTTCTTGAGTGCAACTTCTTTTAGTGCGTCGGCGTCTATAATCGCCTGTTGTAACATTTTGTTAGACATATTTTTTCTCCCTGGAAATAAAAAAATCTTTCTCCCAATAAATAGTAACAAACTTTGCAAAAATCTCTGTTTATTATCTATTATCCACAATCAAGCCCAAAACTAGTCACTCTTGCTACTGACTACCAGAAGCAGAAGCAACAACAGAAGCATGAACATACTCCTCTGTAACAGTATGGGTGATATTGGCTTCGATATGATCCGTCATTCCAGTAGAGTCGTCAATTTCAAACGACGCTCCGCACGAACAAAGAAAAAGCATTTTAGTATATTCAGCCATTATGGTGTCCTCACAAATTCAAGTGTTATCCACATTCTGTTGCCGACGGCCTGTGTTTCTTCTTTGATGATTTGTTCTAATTTGTTCTGTGTTATTTTCATAGTTAACTGTTCTCCATACTTAGGGCACCCATGACATCATAAAACTTTTGTGAATAAGTCTCTGTGGTGATGCATCCACTAGGGTTAGTAGTCATTTCTTCTAGAATTGGTTTTACCAGTTCGTCGATATCGCCATCAATGCTTTCTATGGATACAATCATAGCGTTAAGACGATTATGTTGATATGTTAACTGATCGTTTTCATATTCAGCACCATACTCAGCAGCTTCTATAGCTTTTAATCCTAGTTTCTCAGATAGGTTACCAAACTCTTCTAGGAGGAGTTGTTTAAATTCTGTTTTGGTTATAGTAGTCATTATGGTGCCCTCACGAATTCAAGTGTTATCCACATTCTGTTGCCCACACCTTGAGCGGTGCCATTTGTACCAGTAGACTGGCAACGAAGTCTCACAACATCAGTGGCGGCAAGTTGAACTAAGAATGTGGCAGATAAACTAGCAGTGTCATCAGTATTATTACGAGTATAACCACTGGCACGGGATGGAACTATTTCGGTAGTATTCTGCTCGACCCAGCCATCACAAGTTCTACGGGCGTTCGCAGTGGTGTCGAAGAATATGCTATAACTTATCCGATAAATACCTGCGGTGTCAATGGTAATGTTCTCACCCGAACGAGTATAATTAGAGTCTTCAAAGTCGTTCGCATTGAGAACCACCGTTGTCGCACTAGTATTGATAGTTAGGTTTCCCGTTTGTCTATACTGAGCGATGTTTGCCGTTCCTCCACCAGGGATAGTTATAGTTGCTACTCCTGATCCTCCGTCCGCTGCTGTGACTCCAGCACCTACAAAATTCAAATTGCTGTGTGGAGTGTTTGGGATATTAGATCCTTCATCTTCAACAATAATCGTGCTGCCTGATCCTGTGACACCCTGTTCGCCTTGGGCACCTGCTGCCCCTGCTGCACCGTTCGCACCAACTGTTTGGATGCTTAGGCGAAGGCTGTTCGCCAGCGTGTTGATCTGATCGCTGCCATCGACAACCTGGCCCCTGATGCGGATCACGTCGCCTGCGTCAAGCTCCAAAATAGCAAACCCGGCGTTCCCCCCTTCTTCTTCGCTGGAGTCATGGAACCATCGCGCCCGGGAGCCGCCCACTTCTGCGAAGCCCCCGCCCGTGTCTAGTTCTATCCACATATCCACTGTGGCATCGTTGTTGCTTGACTCGTCTGAGGAACACCCGAAATCTACCCGATAAGATCCGTCCGTATTGATCGTAACTTCTTCGCCAGAACCATCCATTGTGAATGCAGAACTACTAATTCTGGTAGTTGTAAACGGCAAAGTGCTTGCCGATGTCGTGATGCCGGTATACTGAGAAGCATTGTAGTAGTTCGCAAACTTGGCTTCTGGGAGATTTACATCAATCTGTGCAACTCCGCCTCCGCTATTGGACGCACTAAGTTCACCAACAAAGTTGAGTGTTGAATGTGGGCCGCCAGATACTGTTCCACCACTATCTTGTACAATAACCCTAGTGCCAGTTAAACCACTCCCATCGCCAACAAATGAACCAGAAAAAGACCCACTCACGGTTTTATTGGAAAGCGTCTGAGCACCCGTTAGTGTCACAACGGTACTATCTATCCCCACTAGTGCTGCTGAAGATCCATCGAATGAAAATGCAGCTATGCCTGGACCTTGCGAGAGAGCATTTGATACTTTTGCTGCTTCATCAGCAAATGATGAAGTTCCAAGGACACTTCCTGTTAAATCGCCCACAACATCGCCAGTTATGTTGCCAAGGACATTTCCTAGCACACTTCCCGTTAGATCACCTGTTACATCGCCAACCAAGTCGCCTGTTACATTACCAAGGACATTTCCTGTGACTTCACCTGTCAGATCTCCAACAAAAAGACCGTCAAACCTATTTGCTATTACATTACCATCAACACCTAGGGTGCCCGTTATCTCAACTGCTCCTCCTCCGGATCCAGACACTGCAAAGGTGCCAGTGAGTTCCAGAAGATTATTATCGTAATCAAATGTTAGATTTTGAGATCCTGAAAACTTGCTGCCGTCAGCACTACTAGAATTAAACTGTAAGCTTTTTTCTGGACCGGCGCTAATGTCTGCCAATCCGCTAGCCTGTCCCAGATATATGGAAGCAGAAAGGAACCCGGCTGTCCCAAGTCCAAAAGATGGGTTCATCGTATGTGCGGTGATTTGGTTAAATACGTGTAGACTCCCAGTTAGCTGCATATTACTGGGAGACGTACTGTTGTCGAAAGTTAAATCTGCGTCTCCGCCGAGAAGGCTGAGTCCGTCATTAAACTGAATTTGTTTATTGCTTCCTGCTGCCGATAACAGATGAAATCCGTCTGCTGTAATCGATCCGGCGTTAGTTAAACTGCTCCACCGCGTTGATTGATCCACGACCATAGTGTGTCCCGCACCGTTGTTGACACCACGAAACCCAACGAAACGACAACCTTGTATAAAGGTGGTGCCGCCACCGCTGGCGCCGAACCCTATAAAAGCGTTTCCAAAGCAATTCCTTAAGAAAGAAACGCCAGTAGAAGTATCAACAAACGCATTCGTCAATCCGCTACCTAGAGCATCAACATTATCACAAGTTGGTTGATAGTTAAATCTTGGAGTGCCGCTAATAGCGACTGGAGCGACAGTACCACCTGTTGCTAATATTCTAACATTTCTTGCGGTAGAGGTGCCAGCAGTTGTGCCAGTAAATCTTATTCCATTACGATTGGTAGCCCTTATTTCCATATTCGCGAAAATACATCTATCTGCCATTGTAACTACATAAGGGCCTGACGCAAAAGATGCGGATACCTGCATCACGCAATTCATTCGATCTGTACCAATAACAGAAACATCATCTGCCATTGTGATTTCTTCATCATAAATGCCAGGACGCACCAAAACAACATCTTCAGCAGAAGCACTGCTTATCGCAGTTCCAATAGTCAGATAAGGAAGATCAAACCTTCCTCTTGTCCCAGTAGTATCGCTACCGCTGATATCTACCCACAAAAGGTTGCTGCCACTAACTTGGGCATTTGTTATTGCAGAACCATCTCCTGAAAAAGAAGATGCCAGAACTGCGCCATTCGTATCTAGTGTGCCTGTGAGAGATAGTGTATTTGCGGAATAATCAAATGTAAGGTTTTGCGAACCAGAAAAAACGCTGCCAGAATTAAATTGAATATATGTATCGGCACCTCCAGGTGTTCCTCCGCCGCTACCCGTGATTCCTGTTAGGGCCGAACCATCGCCAGCAAATGAACCCGAGAAAGATCCGCTGAAAGTAGATCCGCTTAAGTTATTTCCTAGTGCTGCTGCGCCTTCTGGAGTTGGCAGTGTGCCCCAAATATAATCAGAGTCTATTATTTGTATTGTGCCGCTGTTGGATGCTTTCAGGGTAACAATAATCACATTGCGGGGATCTGCCGGAGATGGAACAACGCTCTCAACAAGGTCGTTTCTCACTAGTGATCCTATCATAACTCTTACCGCACAAATTACTCTGTCGAGGTTGTGCGTTACAGTTATAGAACTGGTACTAGAAAAGTCTTGTGTATATAATGCTTCAAATCCGCCTGCCATTTTCTTTCTTCCTTTCTCCTATGCTCTAAACAAGATGAGCGTGGTCTAATACCTTACCATCTGAAAATTTAACGCCTTCGATTACAATTGCCCATACAATAACATCTTGGTTGGGAGAGCCGTCATCTGTAAGTTCAAACCTAATCGCTATCACATCATCTTCATAATAAGAACTTATGTCGTATGGTTCATAATTAGTCTGGATCACCTTATTGTCTAGACTTGCTGCCGGGAGTGTTACTCCCTCCGGGACAAGATCCGCCGCAATTGCTGTTGCCGCCTTCGCCGTCAGTGTTTCCGTAGAACCAAAAGGTCGTAAAATCGGCACTTCGCCCCCGGTTGGATCTGCTATTTCTACGCCGGCAGCTTCAAGTGCTAGCACCGACATCGTACCAGTCGGAGCAGATGTTTGTGTGGAGGAGTTCGTCAAACTATATACTAGTTGTAATCGCAAAGGATGCGAAGTACATATACCAGCAGGCAATGCGAACTGTGTATAAATGGCGTCTCCAGTTTGGTTCAACTGGCAGTTCTTCATATTGTGATTCCATCCAGTAACTCCGCCGCCGGAACCAACTGCTGGTGTTCCAGAGACCACTCCCCCAGTCTCGCCAAAGATGTTGCCTGTTCCAGCAATAGTCTCTCTCCACATCGATAGCCCCGCTGATCGGCGTTGGCCAAGCGCATTGAAGGTACTAATATGTGGAGATAGATTAAGATATTCTAAACTTACAGGAGCAGTAGATCCTGTTGCCACTATTCTTATTCTTGACCAGTATCCCTCAACGCTGTTAATTGTCTTCAGTGCCCAGCTGCCACTAGTCGTAGTGTTTTCTCCATATTGAATGTCTTCGATTAAGTTACTTCGTAGGAACACATTATTGGCATATCTGTGTGTATGATTAGTAGATACTGCCTGAACAGAAGTTTCTTCCCACGCGGTTCCATTCCAAATATCAAACGCATACGACCCGCTAAGGTCGCCAACAGATGTCTTGTGTTGAATCCCGTAATGCTGTAGAGGAATGCCAGACGGAGTTTGTCTGTTGCTACACATCAATATTGTAGATCCAGCAGAAGCAGTTTGAAACGTAAATACAGAACCTGTTAGGGATGTTGCATCAACTGTTATGTTAGTAATGTTCCCGCCATCGGTGCTGGTTGTGGCAGTTGCGTCTGTTGAGAAAAAGGTTGCTTTATCTCCGTATTGGCCACCTTGGCCCATCACGGTAGAAGCACCCTTCTCTGGAAAGCCTACCTTAAAATCCGATCCTAGGAAGCGGGATGCGGCTGTTCTTGTAACGGCATTCTTTTGGTTAAACACCACCGAAAAATCGGCATCTAAAGTGCTTGGGGGGAAAGTAAATGCTGGTGAAAAAGTGCCCTGTAAATAGAAAGAGCTAGCAGATGTAAGAGTAATGGCTGGATCTACTATGCCGACATATGCGAGGGGCTCTATCTTGCCACCAATAAGATCCAATGACACTCCGTCTTGTGCCAGATAAAGCCCGTTTAGGCAGTTGAAAATATTGGCATTAAAAACATTGTTTGTTGAGGTGCCACTCATATACAGGGCGTTTACGACATTTGGGTTGCCTACGTTAAACCCAACCAGTTGAGTTCTACCTGTTCCCTCCGCAATGACAGCATTATTTATTGTTCCTGCTGCCCCTGGAAGGTGAGTAGACTCGATAGCAAGAATACCACTTCTCACCCTCATCAAACTATTAAGGCCGCCGCCATCACATCTTATCTCTGCTCCAATCAGTTTGCTGTTTCCGCTGCCACTGTGCTCAACAACCAAACCGTCTCCTAGTCCAGAAGCACCGTCGCCAAAGAATGTCAAGTTATAGGCACCAGCAGTTTTTCCTGCTGAACCCGTATAAACAACCCCCGCCAGTCCAGAACCAGTGGGAACATAGAAAGATAAGTTATCAATATAAGAGTCATCGGCAATTGTCATAATATTAGACAAAGAAGAAGTTGTACCAACTCGTGTTACTGGCCATCCGCCAATACCTTTTACTGTTACTCCTACAGGCACAGACAATCCACTCTCGGGATATTCTCCTGGTGCTATTTGTACAGTATCTCCGTCAACAGCAACGCCCAAAGCAGATGAAATCGTAGCATGGTAGGTGTATTTCCCTGTGCTGTCTAATATAGCAACAGTGCCAGAAGCAAGTGTTACTTCTGCTGTTGCTGAACCGTCGTAAGTAAATGCTTCAATACCGTGGCCGCCTGTGAGAGCGTTGGTTACTTTGCCTGCTTCATCAGCATAAGAAGCAGTCCCAAGAAGATTGCCAGTTACATCGCCTATAAGGTTTCCAAGAACATTTCCTGTAAGATTTCCAACCACGTCTCCGAGTACATTACCAGTTACATCGCCAGTTACATCGCCAGTTACATCGCCAGTCAAGTTGCCAAGCACATTGCCAGTAACATCTCCCGTGATATCTCCGACAACATTGCCAAGAAGATTTCCTGTTACATCGCCAACCAAATCACCGTTGAAAGATCCAGTAATTGTTTTATTAGTAAGAGTTTGAGAGCCTGTAAGTGTAACGACGATAGATTGGTCGATTGAGACTGTCTCCGCAGAAGATCCGTCATAAGTAAAAGCGGTGATGCCGGTTCCTTCTGTTAGGGCATTTGATACTTTGCCCGCTTCGATGGCAAAAGATGCAGTCCCCAGCAAATTTCCTGTTACGTCGCCAACCAAGTCTCCCAAGAAAGAACCAGTAAAAGATGGCGCTTCCACATTCCCGCTTACCAATCCAATTGAACCAGTAAATTGATGAAAATCATCTACAGAGTCGCCAAACTTTGTTGATCCTGAATCATAAATAATGGAAGATGACACAATCTGTGTGTGGAACTCGTTAGCAGTGAGTTTTCCTGTTACATCTAAATTTCCAGTAACTACGCTATCGCCATTAGATATAAACGAACCTATGGTTATACTGTTCGCTGTCGTGTTTCCTCTTGTAGTTACATCATCTAGCGTGTCGGTCTCTACAGCAGTTACCCCTGTTAATCCTGAACCATCGCCAGCAAAAGATCCAGTAAAAGATCCCGTGAACGAACCTGTAAAAGATCCAGTAATTATTTTATTGGTTAGTGTCTGCGAGCCTGTGAGGGTTACTATCAGCGACGTGTCAACCTCGACATGGGCAGTGGACGAACCATCGTAAGTGAAGGGAAGAATGCCATAAGAAGCAGTAAGAGCATTAGATACTTTTGCTGCTTCAGTTGCGAAAGAGGAGGTGCCAAGAACATTCCCTGTAAGATCCCCCACCACATCTCCTAGCAGAGATCCCGTAAATGATTGCGCCTCAACACCTTCCGTAACATAAAGGGTGCCAGTAATGCTAGCATCCCCAACATGACTGCCGTCCCATTCTGCTGTTATGCCCGTCAACCCAGATCCATCACCAGCGAATGATCCAGTGAAAGATCCGCTATGTGATCCGCTAAATGTGCCTGAAATGATTTTGTTGGTAAGCGTTTGCGATCCTGTTAAAGTAACAACAATATTCTGATCAATTGATACCGTCTCTGGCGAAGATCCATCGTAAGTAAAAGTCGTTATACCCGTACCTTCCGTTAAGGCGTTTGATACCTTACCTGCCTCAGTGGCGAACGAAGAAGTTCCCAGGAGGTTCCCCGTTACATCACCCACGACATCACCCAACAAAGAACCAGTAAATGACGGCGCCTCCACACCCTCTGTGACATACAAGGTTCCAGTTATCTGCGCATCGCCAACATGCGTCCCATCCCATTCAGCAGTTACCCCCGTTAGTCCTGATCCGTCCCCTGCAAACGATCCTGTAAAAGAACCTGTGTGAGATCCACTAAATGTGCCTGAAATTATTTTGTTGGTAAGCGTTTGAGATCCTGTCAAAGTAACAACAATGCTCTGGTCTATAGAAACTATCTCGGCGGATGAACCATCGTAGGTGAAAGCGGTAATACCAGTTCCTTCTGTGAGGGCATTCGTCACCTTGGCTGCTTCTGTAGCGAACGATGATGTGCCCAGCAGATTTCCTGTTACATCCCCTGTTATATCGCCCAGCAATGATCCAGTAAAAGATGGCGCCTCGACTCCCTCTGTTACATATAGGGTGCCAGTAATGCTGGCATCGCCGTCATGACTTCCATCCCACTCTGCCGTGATACCAGTCAGACCAGATCCATCTCCTGCGAAAGACCCGGTAAAAGATCCAGTATGAGAACCCGAAAAAGTGCCCGAGATTATTTTATTAGTCAGGGTCTGTGAACCGGTAAGTGTTACTATTACCGTCTCATCGACAGCCACATCAGCAGTAGAAGATCCATCATAAGTAAAAGGTACAATTCCGAAGGCGCCAGTAAGAGGCGAAGAGACAGTTCCTGTTATGCCAGTTAGTCCCGAACCGTCGCCTGCAAACGAACCAGTAAAAGATCCGCTGTGGGATCCGCTGAAAGTACCAGAAATTATCTTATTAGTTAGAGTCTGAGAACCCGTTAGGGTAACAACAATACTTTGGTCAATTGATACGGTAGCAGGCGAACTTCCATCATATGTAAAATCAGTTATGCCAGTACCATCGACAAGAGCATTGGTTACTTTTGCTGCTTCGTCTGCAAAAGACGCAGTTCCTACAACATCTCCCAGCAAAGCGCCAGTAATACTGGTGGTTTCTATAGAACTTGTTACAAGAAGGACTGTCCCGTTATAAACAAGGCCGCTGCTAGCTGTGAGGTTGCCGCCTGAGTTATATTGTATCTCGTTTTCATTTCCGGCAGCACCAACAGAAGCGCTGATCCCTGTTAATCCACTGCCATCGCCAAAAAACGAACCTGTAAAAGAACCAGTATGCGATCCAGAAAATGTTCCAGAAATTATTTTATTTGTTAGAGTCTGAGATCCTGTTAGTGTTACCACTATGGTGTCATCGACAGCAACGTCGGCAGTGGAGGATCCGTCATAAGTAAATGGAACGATACCAAATGCCCCAGTAAGAGGCGAGGAGACAGCGGCCGTAATGCCAGTTAGTCCGGAACCGTCGCCCGCGAACGAACCAGTAAAGGATCCCGTGTGAGATCCGCTGAAAGTCCCTGATATGATCTTGTTAGTTAAAGTTTGTGATCCGGTGAGAGTAACGACAATACTTTCGTCTATTGATACAGTAGCAGGAGAACTGCCATCATATGTAAAGTCTGTTATTCCTGTACCATCCGTGAGTTCACTTGATACTTTTGCTGCCTCATCTGCAAAAGATGCAGTCCCCAGAAGGTTTCCTGTAACATCTCCTACCAGATCTCCATTAAAAGATCCTGTTATGGTTTTGTTGGTAAGGGTTTGGGTGCCTGTTAATGTTGCTATTATTGTGTCGTCTATCGCAACTGATTGTACGGACGAACCGTCGTATGTAAATGGAACAATGCCGAAAGCGCCAGATAAGGGATCTGAGACAGTGCCTGTTAGTCCTGTTAGTCCAGATCCATCACCAGAGAAAGATCCTGTAAACGAACCGCTATGAGATCCAGAGAAAGTCCCAGATATAATCTTATTAGTTAAAGTTTGTGAACCTGTTAGAGTTACAACAATGCTTTGGTCAATTGATACAGTTTCTGGCGAGCTCCCGTCATATGTGAAATCTGTTATTCCCGTTCCGTCTGTAAGAGCATTAGATACTTTGCCTGCTTCAGTGGCGAAAGAGGAAGTAGTGTTAGGGCGCCAAGAAGCATTGCCCGCAGTATCAGTAGTTAATATATATCCATCTATAAGAGAACCAGATATATCTAAATTTACCGCACCCGTTAGTTGCAAAGAACCAGTAACCTGGTGGGTATGTGATAAATCACTTCCTGCTTTTGTTGAACCGGAGACATCGAAACTGCCTGAAGGACAGTAGGCTGATGTTCCGCTAACAACCAACACTGGTGCGTTTTGAGAGAATAGTCCACAGGAACCTGGATCAAGAGGAAATCCTAGACCCGATTCGTTGGGGTTGAGTTCGCCACCAAAATTTTGCCTAAACTGCACGTCCGCATTGTTGCGCATATCATAAGTTTGAACCCCGCCAATTGTGCGAACGCCAACGGAAGCATCCACCTGAAGATATCCGGTCCCAGGTATACCAGCAGTAAATATTACTCCACTAGATGGTCCTCGTATATTTACCAATCCACTATCATACACCGCGAAGTTTAGGTCGCCTGCTGCGTCTGATACCAGTAATGCCGGATCAGATCCTGATCCTTGTAAAAGAATGCTGCCGGTAAATTGATGAACATCATCTAGCGCATTGCCAAACTTATTGCCGCCTGTAGTGGTAATGGATCCGGAGATAATTGCGGAGCCGGTAAGGCGTAATGTGCTGTTGTCAAAAGTAAAGTTATTGCTTCCTGTCAGATCATCGTTTAAATTATATTGAATATCATTGGTATCGCCTGCTGCCTCTATCTCTGATGCAGTTATGTTAGTTAGTCCGCTGCCATCTCCAAGAAAAGATCCAGCGTGGGAACCAGAAAAGGTTCCAGAAATGATTTTGTTCGTTAGTGTTTGTGAACCCGTTAGGGTTACTACTATTGATTCGTCTATCGCCACAGTTGCCGTAGAAGAACCATCGTAAGTAAAGGAAGTAATTCCTGTACCACCAGTAAGAGCGTTGGTTACTTTGCCTGCTTCTGTGGCGAAAGCAGCGAAAGAAGAACTACCGCCGGCTTGCCATGAAGCATTACCTACGCCGTCTGTTGTTAATACATATCCACTCGTAAGAGTGCCAGAGATGTCTAACTTTAATGTGCCAGTTACTTCTAAAGCGCCAGTTACTTGGTGAACTGAGGAAGTGTATCCCGCGCCCTGAACCGAAGAACCGTCATCTAAAAACTGAAAGGTTACATCAGTAGCGCTACCGCTCTTATATACTGCTATACCTTTTTTTGTCATTATGAAATACTTCCCAAAGTGGCTGCTTTCATAATTAGTTTATTGTAATGGAAAGCGATTACTAATTTGCGAAGATAGGAAGTTCATCGGCGCAAATCTATTCAGTAAGACCTGACCCCGTGAGTATATACATATCATTCGTCGATACTGTAGTTAGTTCTGCGAACATCTCATATGTGGTGGTGCCAGCGGGGCAAGACACAAAAATCTCTTTACATTTGACGCTAAACGTGAACCGACTTAGGGGCAGCGTCGCGCCAACAGGTTCCAGAGTGACGAAGTGAAGTCCGCCAACAACATTTCCTGAACCGGAGGCGTTATAATGAACTCTCATGGCGGCCGCCCCGGTATTAATAACGGTCACCGCCTTTGTAACGAACGGGAAAGATATTGCGTCTTCTTCGTTGGTGGCCAATGCTGCGCCAGTTACAAATGGAATCCCGGATACTTGGTACGCCGCCTGATTCCCGATACCGTTTCTATAAGTTAATGTGCTCATAATATTACTCCAAAATAAATAGTTTTATGATACTAAATAGTGCTTTTTTCTTTCTCTTTTCTTTTTTTGTGTTCAGCAAGCAATCTCTTCTTCTCTAACCTTCTTTTGGCAGATGGTTTAACATAGTGCCTTCTATTGATAACTTCCTCAATTATGCCCGCTTTCTTTACTTTTTTAATAAATCTCTTTATCATTTTTTCGGGGTCGCCACCCCTATCATTCTTCATAACAGTCACATCATTCCCCTATATTAATTTTGCCCAACTCTCATTCATAATAGAACTAATATCAACTCCTGAATCGGATGGGTCTGTATCCCGGAGGGCCCCGGCAGATGGAGAAGAATCTGCCATAGATGGTTTTGTTCCTTCAAAAACATTTACACCACCATAAGAATCTTTTCCAATTGCTTTCATCATCTTCTTTCTTGTTTCGTCAAGTTTGTTGGAAATCTCTTTGTTGGACTTTTTCACTTCCCTTGCCTGCTTCTGCTTTGAGTCTGCCTGTGTATGATTGCTTTCCGACATCACAAGCGGTCTCTCCAAACCTTTTATAACCTCAGAGATAACCGATGACAAGAGACCACTTTCTAGCAGCACTTGCTGCACGCTCTCCCGCACACACTCTTGAACTATGGGCTTTATCATTTCTTTGAGTTCGCTTTTTTTCATTACTATTCCTTTTCTTTTTTAGGATATTTCCATTTGCCCTTGGAAGTGTTAGCAGCGAAGAGTGCCATCTCCGCTGGATGTCCTCCTTCCTTAGCGGCTCGATCAATGCACGCCTGACTTACTTTACCTTTGCAATATTTTGTAAAATCGCCCTCTGTACCCTCTTCTTCCATCTCTTTTGATGCTTTCTGAATCCATTTCTCCTCTTCCTGCAACGCGCTACCGAAGTCTCTCTTGCCCTTCTTGGCGAATCTCGCCGCCATATTGAGTTCGTCGCCCTCTCCCTGATCATCGTCATATACGTCAAGCAAAACATTCTCTACATCTATACCATCCACCGATCCTTCCCTGAACTCATCAATGGCGGCGCCAATAACCTGCAAAACCTCCCCGTGGGCCTCTTCTTTGGTCGCATTACGAGATTTATAGTGGTGAGCAACTTCAGTTGCTAACTCGTGCATAAGTTTGTTGAATTCTGCTAATTTGGAATCAAACGGTCTGCCAACATCATCATCCCAGTGTTCTTGTATCACTTCTTTGATAATGTATTTCAGTTCACCTTTCGTTATTTTCATTTTATTTCTCCGTTATGCTATTCAGCATCCGATTTATCCTATCCGCCTTTGAAAAAACATTTTCTTTTCCCTCCATCATCCTCGGCGCCATATAGGCATTTGGGGTTGATGGTTCAGAAACGAAATCAAAACAAATTAATTGAAAATCATCCTCAACAATAGTGTCTCCGTTGTTTTCTTTAACACTTCCGAGACCACGAGAAGAAATACCAAGTTTGACACCGCAATTGATAAGCTCTTGAAGGATTTTGCCGCTTGGGGTACCGAGTATCTTTACTTTCCCCAACACAGTATTTCCATCCCACCAAGTTTGAGTCACCATATGGGAAGCGTTCTTCAAGTTAATAACACTATCCTCCGGATGATCTAGTTCCCCAAGCGCTCTATTGTCTTTTATACACTTCTGATAGTTATCTATTTCACGCTTAAGAACACTCTCGGGATATATTCTCCCATTTCCATTTCTAGTGTCAGCTTTTTGCAATACACCTGTCATGATAACCATCCCGTTGGCGACTTGCTGCTTCTCTTCTTCTGTCAGAAGATCTTGACAAACGCCGCCCGGACATAGCTCATAATATTCTCTCAATAAAACTTTAGGCATTATATATTTCCTCGATATAAATAGTATAAAAACATCCCTAAAAACTTTTTCCTATAAAGACAAAAATGCGGGCACTACCCGCATGAGTTACTTTCCTCTACAGCAGCGGCGCGTAATTGGCAAAAACCATCTAATAGACACCAAAGACATACTTAATTCTCCTCCGACTTGCTTGAGCAAATCTGTAAGCCATAGTCATCAACAAGCATACTCAAAATATAAGTAGTTCCTGAACTCAAACACCCGTAAAGAAAGCATCCCAAATAAACGTTGCTCCACAATTGAAATCCGCTATACCAGAACATCAAAAACACAACCCACCCTACATGAAATCCCATGCAAAGAGGGCAATGAAACAGTTTTCCGAATCCATATAGAAATTCTGGAGATGGTCGGATCCTATTAAAAACAGATCCATAAACGATTATCTGTGTCATCCCATAACACACTAAAATGAAATATGCTAAATCCACTAAAACCCCGAACCGAGATATCTTCTAACGGAATATTGTCGAATACTCCCTTTTTCCGCCTCTTGCGGAACCTCCCCAAGGTCAGTAGACTCTTGTTCGTCTGGATGTACATACATATCATCCACTTCTTGGTCATACGCTTGTTGAAAAATGTATTCTGGTTTTTCTCTTTCGATGAACTTACCTATCGACATAACTGTCAAATCTACAACAGGAACATTATCTTTGGATTCCAATATTAGACCCTCTAGGGCGCCGTGAACGGCGCCGCCTTGCACGCTTTCCCTGTCAACGATGCCCGCCTTAGTTAGGTGTTCAAACAACCTATTCTGAGCGGCATATACCTCATCACTATATGCCTTTTTTGGAAATGCAACGACTTTCTTGAATTCAGGAGACACTGAGATATCTATCACGTAGTGATCAGTTATCATTATGGTACCATCCAAAGATTTGCGGGCCCGCAACCTCATCTTAAAAGAAGTATTTTCCTCTTCGGGTGGAAGTGGCTCTTTTACAGTTATGTTTATCTTTTCTGGCGCGGGTTCTGTAACCTCTTCCTCGTCTCTCACCCTAATCTCAATCGGCATTAGATTCTTTCTCCCCTAATTCATTCGCCAGATCCTGTATTTCGAGTAATTTATAAATAGATTGTTGATCTATCTCTTCTTTTTCCTTAAACGATTCCAGAATTGCATATACATCATCAACTTTCTCACTCATACTCTCGTCTTCTTTTATGTAATCAAATTCTTTCGCTTCCAACATCATCCCTTTTAGTCGCACCAATTCCTCATTAAGAAACACCCGCAAAGAAAGACCATTATCGCTAAAAGAAAGAGCGTGCCTCGTAACAAGGTTTTTCTGCTCTTCCAACAGCGAACCATATTTCTTATTAAAATTCTCCACGAACGTCTTGTATACCAAACTATCTGTAGGTTCCATATCCTCTTTTACATCTTCTCTCTTATTCTTTAAAAAATTATTCTCCAACAATACTCTCTCTTTTGTCATGAGTTCTTGATTTAGTATTTGGGAGACTGTTGCCAAATCCTTATAATTCTGAACAAACAAACTAAATGTATCTGAGGACAGGCTTTTATTTATTCTATTAACCAACTTTGTTTGTTTATTGAAAACTTCTTTTCTTTCAATTTTCTCATAATCTTTTTTGGCTTCCAACATTATCTTTTCGGCGAGATCATCAGCAACATCACCCAAAGACAAAAGAGAGTCGTATATATCCTTCTCCCTTCTCAGTATAGATCCTTTGCGAAAGAAATCCTTACAGATCCCTAATGCCAACCGCTCTTTTTCCCTATCCTCGCTCACAACACTTCTCGTAATTTCTCGTACAAGAATCTCGTAAAGAAAAGCGGTATTTCTTTTCTTATTATGTTTGTTCTTCTTGCGTTTCATCCTTTCTTTTATCCTCTCTATTTTCTAATTGCTCTATTAGAAGTTTAATTTCCCGGTGTCTTTCTTTTACTTCAAAAACTTTATCTTCCTCACTTCTATAAGTATCACTTCCCTCTTCATAAACGCCACCTTTTGTCAAATTCATTATATCAAGCATTCCTGCGCCGAAAGTATTTCTTGGCGTATTCTTACCCTTTTCATTACTCCACTCGCCTTTTCTGCTTCTCTTGTTCGCGCCAAGACTTCTCTTGTCTCCCCCTCGATGTTTTACGGGAAGATAAGAACCCTTTTGGTATTGGTGCATTTTATCATTTCGCCGTGCAGGTGCGGCGAGCAGATCACCTTCTTCTGGTTCGGCCGACTCTTCACCACCTAACTCTTCGCCGCCCAACTCTTCATCGCCTAAATCTCCCCCGAGGTCGTCCCCAAGGTCACCTCCAAGGTCACCCCCAAGGTCACCTCCAAGGTCGCCCCCAAGGTCACCTCCAAGATCTTCACCCCCCGCTTCTGCACCCGCAGCAACAGCGTCAAGCAATATCTGCATCTTCTGATCGTTAAACATCTCCCTCTGATTCCTCAAGAACTCTTCATCTGTCATACCAAAAATATTATCTGCAACCCATCTCTTAGAAAAGAATCCTTCAGTGGCCGCCGATGCAACATCAAACTTAGTTCTCCACTGTTCCAAATCTTGTAATTCCGCCAACTTTGAGGGATTATTAAGTTTCAGAGAGTGGGAAATTAAATCGTCGCCTCTAAATCCCATAATATATAAATGGATAACTCCTATCTTTTCCAACTCTGCGACGACCGCTCGCTGAAGACGCTGAATTGTCCTTGAAAATCGAATATCCTTTTGCGCCAAAGTTGATTTATCTTCGTCGGACCCCTCGCCCCTGGAAAGGTATGATTGAGGAATTTTTATTGCGGAAAATAATTTATCTCTCAAATATTTTACATCTTCAATATCGCCCGTATAGGTTCCCCCCGGAAGATTCTCAATCCTAGAGTTGCTGGTCCCGCCTCGAACTGGCAGAAAATAATCTTCCTCAATACTCATTGGATTATATCTTAGATCAACACGACCCGTGTCTTTGTCGATAACCTGATTTCGCTTCATTTGCGTAATAACTTTCTGCATATATTGCTCTACATCTTCTGGAGCGATTGCCCCAACATCAATATAAAACACCCTCCTTTCGGGCGCACGAACAATCCGATATGCCATCATAGCATCTTCTAGCAAGATTAGCTGTCTCCAGATTCGTCTCGCCGACTCTAGAACTGAAGTTCCATATGGGGCATACTTATCATTTCCCAAAATCCTAAAATGGGCCATTTGCCAATTCTCAAAAGTTAATCCACCGCTATTCCACTGAAACTGGACATAGTTAGGATTTGTTGGATCTTCGCCTTCTAGTCTTTCCACTTCTTGGGGAGGTAGTCCAATTACGCTCTTGACACCGATCCCTTCGTCAATATCCGTATATAAAAAGAAATCGCCATACTTACACATTGTACGGCACCACCCGAATAAATTAAATTCAACATTTAGCACATTACTGTAGAGAGTTTCTAGAACACCCTTTATTTCTTCATTGGGACATATAACCTTCAGCATCTTCTCGTAAGATGTATGAGTTGTCATTTCATCTGCATATATATCGAGTGCCGATGCAAGCTCCGGCGTATACTCCATTTGATCAAAATCGGAATATCGCTCACCACGATTCTGATTTTGCATCATGGATGATTGCATTCCCTCAAAAGGATTATACGACGCCTTCTTAAAATTCGCACCGCTAGCAGACTTAAACTTATATTTATCTAACTGAGTTCTTCTCTCTTGTCTATAAAACTGTGTTCTGCGATTAACTATGGGACCAGAAAAAAGTCTTGTTAATTTCTTGTATAGTGTAGATTCAGAATTTCTGACATTGTTGTTGTTATCTTCCATTTATTTATCCCTTGTAAAGCCAACTAAATTCTTTTTGCAGTGTTGTTTGCTCCAACATCTTATCGTGAGTTTCATTTCTTTTGTATCCGTGCATACCAGGAATAGTTGTGTTTATCTTCGTGTTTGCGAAAAGAATGCTATCTAACATCGCTTTGGTGTATTTCATATCTCGTTTAGAAGATGTTACCACCGTATCTCGAATCCAGCATGCTATCGCCAAACTCATAACTAAGTCATCGTTATATCCTCTCATCGCTTGCGGCCTTCCATTGTTCCAAACAAAAGTTCTAATTTCGTTTATCACTCGACTAGAATATAATGTAATTACTTTGTTCCTGACAAATTCTTCAAATTTCGCCACAATAAGAGGTCTCGTCTTTGATGACGTGGTAAATCCGGGAACAGCGCCAGATCTACCTTCGGCCGCATACTGCTCAACATATTCGTGAGTTGACTTAATTGAATGGTAAACGTTTGGATATTCCATCAGTATCAATTTTTCCAACACGCTAAATCCTATATTATTGTTCTCAACCACCACCATACAATTACCAAACTCACGACCGACGGTGTTAAGCATGTTGGCGAACATATCAATATTTGGCTTTCCCTGGTATTCAGCGATAACTTCCATCGTCTCAAGCTTTATAACGTGAAACACCGAATAATCTTGTCCATCTCCGCGAGCAACATCTGCCACAATAAGATAGTTCGCGCCAGATTGGTGCTCCTCCCAAATATGATAATTCCTATCAAACCCAGTTCTGTATTTTGGTTCCAATGCTTGGCTGAGCATTCTTTCTATATCATCCGGGTGGATAATAGTCTCTCCAGACATATTGAAGTTACATTCCAACTCCTGCGCAATGTCTCGCTTGGACATATTCTTGGTTTCTTTCTCGAACCACTCCATATCTCTTTCGGGATGCATATCCCATGGCAATTTCCTAGGATGGAAACTATTTCTCTGCTCTTCTGCATCAATGTAAGTTTGATGAAACCAATTGCCAACGCCATTTGGAGTTGATAGGGCGATACATCTGCCGCCAGTGGACAATGTGGGATATAAACCTTTCCACATTTCTTCCAACTCTGGGACGTGGGCGGCCTCGTCCACTACAAGCAAAGATAACGCTTCCGAGCGGCCTGCGTCAGGGGATGTCGTGGACGCTTTTATTTGCGATCCATTCGACAATTCAAAAGAAGTTCTATTATCTACGGAAATTTCAGAAATCCTTATCCACTCTGGGAGATTCTTGATAAGCGCTTTCACCTTCTTAACCAAGTTTGCAGCAGTAGAAAATTTAGTTGCGACAACGAGAATGTTTTTTTCTCTTCGAAACATCATCAGCCAAGCCACATATCCTGCGGTTATG